AATCTTTTCAGTTTCGAGAATCCGTTTCATGCGGACAAGAATATCTTCTCGAGTCACCCGTCGTATAAAGTACTCCTCACATCGAGAACGAATAGCACCACGAACCTTTTCGGGTTCCGTAGTGCAGAACATACCAAGCATCTTCCTCTCTTCGAGAGGCTTCAGAAGAACGTCCTGGGCGTCCTTCGACATACGATGACAATTATGCACAAGAGCTAGGTTAGTTTGGGACCCCAGTTGGGAAGTGGCAAAAAAGCTATGGGTACCACTGATTGTTACATCGTAGACCGTACCTTTTGGTAGGTATTCTTTTCTGACCAGCTTAGCCATAATGAAGACCACCCTCTTTATAGCGCATAGAAGAATGCCCAGGAACAAACTTTCGGAGTCGATATAGGTCTCTTTGCGAACTGATACACAGCTTAGTCCCACACCCGCAAGCACAATTTGGAGCAAGTCTGTTCCAGGATTCAACTTTTTCACGCCAACGTGCTATTGGGGGCATATTGCCTCCACAACATCATCGTCAAAGTCCAGACTCTGAGCTTTCACCCAACCTCTATTCGAGGTGAACAATTCCTGCTCTGGAGTTACAGTCAAAACAACCCCGTTATCAAGTGTTATTCTGAGTAGATCCCGAAGGTCTTTAATTCTGAACCAATCTATGACCTTACGCCAGACAACAGAATTGGTGAGAGGATCAAAAGAAAGGACATCCCCTTCATACCTACTCTCCACAATATCTCGGATAGTACGAAGCCCAACTGGTGTCCTAAGAAGTGTGTCCTCAGTAAAGCACTCATCAAATAGGTAGATTCTCTTACTGGCCCCCATCACAGTGAAAGGAAGTTCGTCTACGATCCTTCTAACCTGATCTATGTTACCCTGACTCGCGGCATCCTGCTCCACGAAGACCATGGAGGTATCATTTAGGATGGATGTGCAGCTCTCACACGTGTTACAGGGCTCTGGATCGTTCTTGTCCAGGCTATGGCATAGCATAGCTCGAGCAAAGATCCTTGCAAGAGTTGTATTGTGGTTGATGAACCCGTTAGCTGCAAAACGCTCACCATCCGGTACATTTAGATCATAGACCTCTGCCACATCTTGTTCGAGTGACCTAACAGAGGAGAATATAAATCCAAGTTGAAGCAAGTTCTGGAAGTGAGGGGTGACCGGGTTTTCAGGATCATAAGCAACTGCTAATTGAAGTTGTTTAGTTGAACACTCGTACTTGACACAATCTTTCCTGGACCTGAACAAGTCGCTTGACGTTCGTGAACGTTTGGACCTTGGAAGGGACTTGTAAAATAGCTTCAGGTGTTGTTTCTGGTAGGGCACTAAACGAGTTAACCCTCGACAGGACCTAGTTATACGGGATAGGATTCTTTTTTTTCTGGATGATATGAACCCAATCTCACGCTCAAAAGCAGCAACATCAGTACCATAAATCTGGCACCTCCAGTAAACCCCGTACTCAGGTATGACCTTCTGATACATTCGACTTAGTATGCCAAATTGCAGTAATAATAACTGAACTTGCTGAACTAATTTCTTGGACTTAGAAGAGAATTCAACCCCACGAGATTCAAGAACTGGACCCCCATCGGCTTCTAAGTACCCACGTAAGAACTCTCGAATAATGTGTTTGGGTGATTGAAGGATAGACCAAGGAATCGACTTACCTTCTGCCTGAACAGAATCAACACCACAGTAAATAAGGAAGTCTCGTGGTTGTACCCGAAGGCACCGAACAGATACCAACGAATCCCTTCGTTGGTCAGAAGTAATCGAAGCAGAACCAAAAATCCGTGTCAGTAGACCTACTTGGTCTTGAATGATATCAGATTCAGCACAGGATAAGACCACCTTGGTTGACTTGCAGTCTCCGTCACCAATGAGGTACCCCATAAGTCGAGCAAGTTCTAGTGTCATACCAGAAGGAGGGGTGAAGTTAATAGACGAAACGTCTTTACCGGATCTTGTATAAGACCACTTAGAAAGGTCAGGTCCATCTCCAAAGAGACCTCTGGGAAGAAGACAACATTGATCCCCCAGACTCAATTCATCCAATCTTTTCCAGTCAATAACCCCACTCTCAAGCATCACCAGAATACGATGATTAGGTGTACCCTCAAGTTCAAATCCATGATGGGTTCTGACTCGAATAGTCTCTCTTAATCCACCTCGATAAGTATATGCAGCTTGAGCTGTACCAGATTCTTGAAGGATCTTGTGCGTAGTTGGGTCAATTTGATTTGGACCCATGATGGATTGAATCGGGACTAAGCCTAGGTTAGTAGAAACTAGAGTGTCCCCCACAACACATTTTCCTTGGCCTGACCCTCCACTGAAAATGTAACTGGTGTCAAGCGCGGTTCCGTTCCTCAATCTCGCCTTGAGGAGTTGAACAGTCCCTGTCTGACCCAAAACATCGGCAAACGTCAGGGGTCTGTAAAGTGTATCCCACATCTCAAAAGCCCCCCTTCGTAAGTCCCATCAACTTAGAGTGCAGGTAGGAGTGGATGTCGGAGAAGTCCCAGCTAACCACAATCAGAGAAACCCCATGTCTCTGGCACAGCTCAGACTTCTCCCTGTCTAGCTCCTGAGTTCGCTCGAACTTAGAGGGGGTCTGGTGAAAGAAGGGGGTGAACTCATAGTGTTGAATTCCATGGTGTTCAAAGGCAATGGACAATTCCTTGCAGAACCCATCCAGCTCCATTTGATACCCACGAAAGCTCTTGAGCCACAGGGGCTTAGACTTAGGAAAAGAGGGGCAGCCGCTCTCATTTCCAACGACATGGTTAGGAGAAGCCCTCCAGACATGACCCTCACAACAGATCCAAGAAAACTTCTTGTTGCTACTCCGAACCACTGAGTGGGCTGTATCTGGTGGATTGAGTGTTGGATGCCATAGATTCGCCGCCCTAGGAGAAGCGACAGCGACACAGTTCGACTCAGAAGCTCTCTTGCCTGCACAATAAGGGCAGCCAGCTCCCCTACGAACACGCTCACGGATAGGGGCAAACCACTCATGCCCGAGGGTACAACGCCACCAAGCCCTCCGTGGGGAGCCAGCATGTACCCCACGGGGACTCAGGTTGTTCTGAGTCCCCCACTCAGCGGCTATAGCTGGGGCACAAGAAAGAAGAGACTTCTCAGCCTTCACCCCCTTCGATGACAGTGTATTTAGGTCCCACACAGCAGAACCCCCTAGGCGTTGACCGCTGTCTGGACTACTTCGTCCTCCTCGCCCTCAGCCGTCATGAAGCTCAGGTCCACAGTCTGGGCCACGGAGACGAACCCGGACAGGTCCTCTGTCCAGGCTCCGTGCCGGCGAAGGATTGAACTGAACTCATGAACGTCTGGTTCTCGAGTTGCCCACTTCATCTCAGATGTCTGCTCATCCTCTTCTCCGGTGCACCTCTCCAGGAAGTGATCGACAAGAGCAGTTCTCTTGGAAGCATCCATCTCATTCCAAACGTCCATCGGAATCTCCATCAAGAAATCCGGATGGCCTTCCATGAGGAACTTTTGTTGGTCACTCAGTTTCTTCACTGAACCGAGCACAACCTTACCCCCCTTAGAACCAGCCTTCTCTTTGAAGATATACCTGATGACAGCAGTTGCCAGCTCAGGATGATGGGTGCCAATCAGACTATTAGCAAGGTTCTCAACAGACTCTGCGTTCTCATATATCTGTGCCATAATTACTCCGAGATCTGCTCCAAAAGGTACGGACCTAGCTTATCATCACCCCACGCTTCCCAAAGGTCGGCGGGGTCTTTAACCGGTTTGCCATTTAGGGTTACACCTCTGGGGTACTCCAGGACCCTAACTAGTTCCACCCTCGAACCATGTTCAGTCAGGAAGTCGTTACTTGCCTTGATACCACTCGAATCAGCATCGTAGAACAAGTACAACTTACGAACAAGTCGAGTTAGCCACCTCAGCAAGTCTTCTCTCACCTTAGAGGTAATTGTGGAGAATGAAAACGGAATCACCCTCTGTACTGGGAAAAGATCAAAACCTCCTTCAACAATACATGCAGATCCAGTGTCCCAAATGTATGGCATACTTTGACCAAGTCCAAAAAGAACAGGCTCAGACTCAGTCAAGAAGTAGTCGGAGTACTTTTTGATGGATCTATTCACAGGTCTAAATTGAAGACCCAGTATCTCACCGGACGTATTTGTCAACGGCAACACGTACGAGTCTTCAAGGTTCTCCCCTTGGTTGAATTGCTTCAGGAATCCAGCGGGGATTTGAATGTCTGGGAGTTCCTTGTTTATGTAACCAATCTGAAACAACTCTACTTGATCAGAGGACACACCCCTAGTCCATAGGGACTCCAGGACTCTTTCATCCAAGTTACCTCTAGAGAATGAAACGAACGCATCAACCCATTCCATTGACTTTGATCACCGCTACGCTTTGACGGACGTTGTAGATTTGGAGACCCAAGTAATCTCCAATCCTTACGTAGACACCAAGAGCAGGTGGGTTTGTGAATAAAAGAGCTGCCCCCATTGGTAGTTTGGCGGATAAAACTCGAATACCATCAACGCTACCAACAAGCCCCCCTGACTCATCCGTAATAAACTGAGATACTAAGTTCTCAGATATGACCAGGTTCTTAGGTTTGCACGGGGAGGCTCTCATGAACTCAATAGCTTCCACCGTAGTGCTGAATTGATTATGCCAACCAGAAGCCCCTGACAGGCTCTCTAAGGTATCATAGAGGCGTCCCAATAGGATTGACTCCTCTCCTAAGGGACAGGCTGAGAACCCGAATCTGGCCAACCCATCACGGCTTCGTCTCGTCTGAGAGAAACCCCCCTTGGCATTCGTGACTAATAAGGGTTCCGTTTCGGGTGGTACCTCCCGCTCCGACAGGTATGGAATTGAGAACCCACCACCCGGGGCAGACCGTTGTCGGTGACGTTCGGTAACAAGTAGATAGGCGAGTATCGATAGGTTCATGGCTCAGGTTGTTCTGGTGGGGGTAGTAGCTTTTGAGCGTCAATTTTCGGGAGTACTGGCTCAATCTTGATTCTCAGAATCTTAAAGAGAAGTCTCTTCCACCACGGAACCCTAAGCTCAAAGTTACCGAGAACCCAGAGTAGAGCAAACACTTCAGGCAGATTACTCTGTACCCAATCCAGGTTTTGTAGCTCGGACTCGAGCTCGGTAAGTAGAGTGTCCTTACCCTTAGCTGGGGTGAAATAGGGACACTTCTTGGCATCAATAGGCTCTTCACAAATGGTCCCACCCCATTCAGTTGGATCCTCACTTTCCAACAAGCAAAGACCTATTGTCTGTATTACTGGGAGCCCTATCTTATCAGTAATACGATTGTAGTTATCGTTCTCTTCCCCTTCGATTTGCTTTCTCTGATCAAGTGGGTGTCGGTAATTGTTGATGCAGAGGTGAGGTAGTCTCTCAGAAGCTTCAGCTACCCGTCGATCAAGTTCGTTACAAACTAAGTCTCGAACAAACCCTTCAACCTCTGATTCAGTTTTCATTTAGATCCTCGTATGCGCTTAGCAACGAAGTGTTCTCTACCAGCTTCGCGTCTAGTTTCACACTGGTAAGCGTTAACAGAGTGATCTAGATAGGCTAGCTTATGGGTCACCATCATGATCTGAATACCAGTTGTCTCAGCAAGACTTTTAAGAAAAAGCCCGGTATTCTCTATGTAATCATCTGAAACTGCATTCAGAGTTTCATCCAATAACAGGATCTTACCTTTATTGAGACGAATGAGAGTCAGCAAACGTAGGATCAAACTAGCTACGCTTGAAGGACCCCCTCCGAATGAATCCAAAGGAGATCCTTTGATTCCTCCGTTATCTGGGTCCCCAGAGCAAATGAAGAACTCAGCGCTGACCTTATTGTACTTGGAGGACAACTCAGCCCTAAAGCTAAGGTCCTGATCGTAGAATATAGTGCGAAGACCTTCAGTTATCACCTGTTCGATGAGCTGAACCTGTCCCATGATCATACGGTCCATGAGAACCCGGAATAACTCAGACACTTTTGCAAGTACTTCCTGACGCGCGGAGAGGTTAGCAATCTCCCTCTCCTTCGCCTCAAGATCTGTAACCAGCTGGTCTCGAAGAGTACTTAACTTAGTAGCCCTAGTTCGGAGACCTTGGAGTCGCTGGCTACGGGTTACTCCTTCGAGGGCATGAACCGCGTCACTCTGCATGGAATCGACCCTTCTGGTTCAGGAGTAACCTTACCGGTTTTCGAATCAAGCCTGAATTCGTCGATTGTTCTGAAAAGACCTACTTCTGTCTTACGAGTAGCAGTAGGCGGAGAGATCACCCACCGTACCTCTACATCGTGCCCCTTGATGGTATGAACTAACTCAATAAAGAAGTCTACGTTGACTCCAATTGTATAAGCCTGAGGCTCAACAGGATCCTCATCTGATTCATTGAACTTAAACTTGACATTGACAGGAATCGTCCGAGTCTTTGACTCGGGAAATGTAAATCGAATCTCTTTCGAGTTCGGATTGAAGTTGACTTTGATCCGATCCTTATCCTTGGTCATACACGCTCGTGCGTGTTGAAGGGAGTTGAGAAGAGCAGCCTTATTTGCGCTAACCGCTATAGGGTCCTTCTTTGTTGTATAGTAGTTGAACTTATCATGCAACTTGTCGTGTTCAGGCCATCCAAATACATTCCCTTTATCATTAACAGCAAAGGTGTAATGACGACCCTTACAGATCACAACTTCATCCCCACACTTTGCCAAGAAGCTTAGTAAAGAAGGTACATGTTGACCGTGAATCTCAAGGCTCTTACCCTTGAACTCCTCTGTATAAAAGTAGAATGCTCGATTACCGTCGGCCGCATACAAGTAACCATCCCCATTCGGGAGTCTGGCTTTATCGATAACCTCAATACCCTTCAAGTTCTCGGACTTGCCGTTTTTCAAGTCAGCAATGAATGGCCTGGCGAGACCGATAGCCTCGCGAAGAATGCTAGCAGAGAAGGTATACTTGGTGTTAGCCGATTCGAAGTCCTCATCACAAGTGGCCAGCAAACTAGGGTCAAACGAACCAAACTCAGACTCAGCTCCACCAGGGGTATGGTACTCCACTGTGTAGCGCCCATCATCCGAAGTAGCTTCGATTTCACAAGTGCCTTCT